AAAGAGACACACCGACAGAGAAATTGTATTTGCACCGTACAATAAAGCTAAAGGCGGTAAGCCTAGGGGCAAACAACCAAAAGCAGAAAAATTACTACCCTATGAAGACCCTATGCTAAAACTACTTCTTAAAACTATCTAGAATAATTTTCTATCGTACAAAAATAATTTTCTATCGTACAAATTTTTTACACGTCATCCCATTGGACATTGCGTTTGCGGTGTCCGTTCCAAGCTAACCATCCACCTAATCTAAGTGCGTAGTACGCTAGGTAATTAATCAGCTTAAATCCGTTAACATCTATACAAATGTCTCTAAAGAGCATATCTGCCCATTTTTGGTCTTTTTTAGTAATAGCCTGTGCCTTCTTGGTAGAAAGTCTTAAAGTCTCAAATTTGTAAACGTAGTCATGCACAAGGCCACCACTCAACAGTACACCCATTGGACTGAGCCAACTTCTTAATGGCTTAGGTACAGAAGCACCATCGAAAACAAATCCTTTTGGAATCATAAAACTGGTGACAGTCTTTTGACCATCCATTTGTAAACCAAATTTCCAATCTTCTGTGATTTCCCATGTTCTAGTTTTAGTAAGCCATAAGATAATTCCCCCAACTAAACCCTTAGATTTTGTTTCCATAGGTACTGGCATCATGTGTGGCATATTTTTGTATGTAATTTTAACTGGCATATTTTCTCCTTTGTAATTAAACTATCCCTCGTAAATTTCTTTTAATTGGTTTATCCCAAGCATCATTGTATGGTGTGTACCCAATCGCAAGATACCTCATTGAGTCTGCACCATGTGAACTCCAATCATGTCTTGGCCTCATTCTCCACGTTTTACCGTTCTCATCCCAATCTCTTGAGTAAGACAATAAACAATCAATTAGTTTTTCACATTTCTCTTCATCGAAAAAACATTTGTCTAACAGCTCTCTAACTTTTTGTATTCCATCATCTATAAGTAATGAAGGTGCTATCTCTATATCTCTAATACCTAGACCCTCTAAGGTTTCAATACGAGACTTACCGGTTCCAAGTTCTCTTACACGTACGTCATGCGGAAACACATGCTGGTCGTACACGTATCCTTTTTCTTGTAACACTTTAGCGTAATGTTCTAATCCAACACCTGACGCTTCATAGTAATCAATAATATGTACTTCTGTATTAACAAACTGACAAAAGGTAATTGAGGTACTGTCTCCAATGCCTAAATCCCAGGAGGTGACTACCCCTTTAGCCCTGTCGTACCGTACATTTGTAATTCTATCTTCGTCTTTAGCTCTCCTCATTTCAGCGCTATAATAACTACCTTCTGAAAAAACTAAAAACCCACCTTCCCAAATATGTTCATACATATCAGGACGTTTTTCTTTGTCTTCTAATCGCTGGTCATCAAGAACTTTAGGAAACCATGGATTGTCTTGATAATTTAATTGTACAATTTTAGCGTTGCTAGGAAACGTAGCTCTAAACCTTTCATGTGTAGCTGAATACTTTGACTCCGGATTCCACGTTACCCATATCTCGGAACTAAATCCTTTAGACTGGTCTTCTTCACGAATTGATGGTAACAGTACATCCCATGCTCTACCACTTACTGACTCAGCTTCGTCTACCCAAGCTAACAAGATACGAGACTTTGATTTAATAGAGTCTAGTGAACGTCTTAGACCAGCGAAGGTGTACGTTATGTTGCCATCTTTTGATTTAATGTATTTGTCACCCAGCTCATAATAATCCTCAAGCCAAGGAACTGAGCGTATAGCGGCTTTGATTTCTTCCAAGGATGATTCAGTCAATGAGTTCATAAACTCACGACCACATAAGATAGTGCCTTTTACGCCGCTACTACCCCAACGGTAACCAAAAACAGCACTCATTAATGCAAAAGACCTAGTCTTACCTGAACCTCTTGAACCATAGCTGGCCCTAATTCTTGCATCACCTTCAAATACTGGTACTAATTTAGGTGGTAATTCTATCTGTGCTACTTCACTCATTTGCCTTTAGCTAATTGCGCCCCAAAATAAAACTCAATAATCATAGTAGCCCAGCCAAAAAGCTCGTCCATCTTGACTACTGAACCAGCTTGTACTGTTACGTACTCAACTACGTCCGGAGTAATTTGGAACATACCTAAAAAGTTATAGCCTTCTTTAGTAGTTGGTATGACCATTTCAGCATTAAAAACTACAGGAGCTACTTGTGTAAAAATAACTAAAGCAAGAATGACTAATATTATTATTCTTCTGTTCCAAGCGGCCATTGGGCTTTCTTTGTCTGCGGCGGCTCTAGCTTGATTGATAGAATCATTGCGAGCTTGCATGTTCTCTATCATTAATTTTTGTTGTTCTTGTGCGGCCTGACTCTTTAAAGCAAATAATTTACCAAGAAAACCTAATGCTATTGGAGCAATGTTTGCTAAAAAACTAATCATATAAACTTCATAAGTAATTCAAAGACACCAACCTCAGTTGCCGCCATCAAACCAAAACCAATTAGTAGGCCCTTAAACATTGCCTTGTTACTAAGGTTCATGTTTTTAATCTCTCGGACAGACTTAAATAAGTCGTTAATCTGCCCATCTTGTTTATCCAGTTGCATCTGCATCCTTTCCTGTGTAGTCATTAGTACCTTCTTGGTCTTGGTGGAACTTTTCTTTTTTTTCTTGGCATAATATCCTCTATGTTATCAGTTGTTTAATGGATTGTCTAATGACTGCTGTATACGTTTCATTAGCTTCTCTTCTGTAGCATCTAGTTGTAAATCAAATTTGTCTAGCTTGTTGTCCATGTTAGTGATGCGTACATCAATAGATTGAAGCTTAGTGTCTATCCTGTTTTCAAGGTTGTAGCTACTGTCACGTAGCCTTGATAAATCTTCTTTTAATTCTATTTTAATTGCTGAAGCTACTTCTTCTACTCTTAATACGTCAGCAGAAGTCTTCTTCATTTGGGAACTAATAGCACCTAAGTCTAAGTTAGCAAGGCTCTCAACCTTTTGATACAGTAAAAAACCACCATACATGGAGCCTACTAAAGTAGAGATTAAAGCTAAAAGGCCCATAATACTAGCACCGCTAAGTTTTAAACCGCCAACCTTAACTTTTTTGCTAGATAGTCCTTCGCCTTGTTTTACTATGTCTTCTAAATCAGCCATTATTTATTCATGCCTACTGCACTACCTGTAAGTATAGCGCCAAACGCTAAGTGAAACAATCCACCACCCATTAAAGTAAATGGTGAGTGCTGGGAAGTAATCATACTCATCAATTCTAACTGCACAAGAACTTCATCAGTATTTTCAACAAGCATTAACAATGAGGTTACGTCCGGTCTAGTTAAGCCATACCAAATAGGTACGAACATAAAATCGTAAAAACAAATTAACAGATACAATGAAAGTGCGGCCCAACGCCACGTCATTGTACTTTTTTCTAAATCATTTAGAGGCACAGTTAAGTGCTTCTTTGCACATAGTTGCTTCAACACCCCAAATCATTAGCCCTATAAAAGCAATTAAACATACTCCTATTACAATAAATTTTACATTCATGCTTACACCTCTTTAGTTATCGAAACCATCTCCTATCTGCATAGATTTTAACAGTTCTATCTCTGCACGCAACTTCTCTACCTCTAGCCTACGTCTCTGTAGCTCTAGCTGGTACAAAGTGTTGCAATTAATTCTTTCGGTCGGAGCGTCAAGTGGAATTATTATTCTTGCGTAAATTCCAAAATCTTTTGTCTCAGGATTAATTTTGTCTTTTTTTCCAAACGGAGCTACTGCGTTGTTAATTATGCCTGTCATCCCCAATTCAAAATTTGTGCTTCCTCCGATACTGTTAGAGCAGTCAAGGTCACCAGCTTTTATACTGTCTGTACCATAACCCATACCAGCACTAGGCAATGCTAGATTAAGCGATGTACTATTAGCTATCGATTGTGTACAAAGAAAAGCTAATAACAAACATCTTATTTGAATTTTGAGCATATTCTAGTAGCTAACAAGGTCTTACTCTCATCGTTACTCCTTAATTTAGACAATGAACAAACGTATCTAGCTTCTACTATGTCTTGTGTTCTTATATAAATATCAAAATTAACTTTACTTAAATAATCAA